AATGATGGTCGTGTTCAATAATTCTGGACTTCATTTCATTCCAATATTCATCTGGCAAGTACAGGTAGCCTAAGCATTCATAATGTTGCAAAGCGCAGGATAGTTCAATCACCTTGCCAATTTCAATTGTGCCACCATTCTCAACATATGATGATATCAAATTGTGATCTAGTCTCTGCCTCTCTACCAAGCTTCTAGAAGTTGAACCAATCACTGCAGCAAATGAGAACTTTGTGGGGATTGATAGTATGGTATTCTTGAATGTCCACGACGAATTAAACTCCTCGATGTTGCTAAACACAAAACGTGTGGACTTCTCCAAGGACATCTTAGCACACATGAGTGGATAAGACTCACTAAGTGTCTGCGAAACCCAACACAGAGTTGTCTTGATCTTTGCATGTGTTCTTGGTTCTGGATCTGTATCAAAGAACACTGTGATTATCATAGATGCATCGTCTGATGAGCATTTTGTGGTGATCACAACATCTTTGATGTCCTTGAAAGATCTCAACATCATTTCAAACAGCTTCTTGAACATCAACATGTGACCAGCATGGATGATGGTGCTGACATAGTGGAGAATTCCCTGCATGAAGTTAGACAGGTTCTTCACGTAGACAGACATACCATTGTTCAGATCACCACCAGCTTCACTGAGGAATTGTTCTTTCAGTTCATTCATTGAATCTTCGAATGATCGTTCATGAGGCTTTTGCAAGTACTTCTTCATCAGGTTGGCTGGCAGTTCATGACGCTTATTCGTGACTAAGTTCAATATACCTCTAACAACATTCGACATCTCTGGCCATGCTCTAGTCAAGACAGCAAAAGTATTTCCAAAAGCAGGCATCACAAAGTTTTGACACCAGGTTGCACAGTCGATGGACTCTGATAAGGTCATTGTGGTTAGACCAGGCCTGAGACGAGACCTTACTTTTGAGTAGTGGTCTGATGTAGATGAAGATTTCTCTGTCCCCTTGGTTAAGTATTCACCCGTTATGTCTTCTGCAATTGTTCTTGCAATACTCTCAAGGAATTTTATAACAATGCGAGATATCATTGTGATTATGAAGATCTCACGGACGCCACCCAGTTGGTTCTTCTTGAACAGAGTTGCTATGATGCCACCGGAATCAATACAGAATTGGACAATCTTACTCATTTCTCTAAATGGACGAACTTCCCCTGCATCAATCTGTTCTATGACCACCATGATATTCTCCATGGCCTTGACTTTCACACCCACAGTTTTAAAGAAATCCTTTATCTTAAGATCAACTTTCCTATCTTTGAACTCCTTGCCACCGTGATTTGACATGTGGTTCTTCATGCTGGCGCTGGATTTCATGGTGGCGAGTTCTTCGTAGAATATAGAATCCCAATTCCTCATGAGCTTTTGCATTAGCACATCTTCACTAATTCCTTTGAAGTTCAGGTGTTCTAATATTGCCAGTCCACAGTTGCGAAGATGGGAGCCTGAAAATTCATGTGGTTTTAAAGTGTTCGGGTCAACATCTCCCTCAGCACCAGGGTTCATATACTCCTTCCTAGAATCACGGAGTAAGACCTCATTCTTTACCATTTTGGCAAAGATCTGTAAATCTGATTGGTTCTTCTCTGATTTATCTTTGTTGTGGTAAATGCCTAGATAAGATAGACAGAGTGCTTCTTCGTAGTTGTGCAGTGGCATACCAGATATGAATGACTTCACACCCACAATGGCATCTTTTGCATTGTCGATCTCGTTGTATTCATCTTCAGGGTTCTCTGCAATGACGGCAGCAGCTCTGATGGATCGTCGTTCAGCCATTTCTGTGAATGCAAGTATTGTTTTGTGTATGGCGAAAGAAGTGAGCCGAGAATAGATAATTTTGGGAAACTTTGAAACGTTAATGCCATAGTTTGCTGAGATCTTCTTTGACACATTCGTTTGCATATAATTAAATCTGAGCTGTTGGAGGAATTCTGAGGTTTGATTTGCATTTTCAAGTGCTACCAGAAGTGAGAACAGACATTCACGTTGTGATCTAGGAGGCTCAACACTCAACTTGTCTGAGAAAACATCCATGGTGCTCGCTAGTATTGTCAACATTTTTGAGAACATGCTCAACTGCATTGTGAGGTCACCAACACGTGTAGAAGAAATTTCAGAGCACATCCAACCACCAAGATCGACCCAGTGTCTGAACGGGGCCAAGAATGAGTAGCTTTTGAAATCCTCTGTTTTCACCAGGATCATGTAGAAAGAATGAGCATCTGATCCTGTGTTATGTATTGCCAGCATGGCTGAGAAACCAGGCACACGCGTTACATAAAATTGCTTCAGTGGGATAGGCTTCCTTACATTCAGATTGATTTCTGACATGACAGAGGAATGGAACTGTAAGATCAGCCCAAGTCTTGAGTGGCACATATCATCATAGAATTTCTTAACTGTATTAGGGAAATTGTTGTCAATTAGCCCTTCAAGCTTGTTTGTGATTGGTTCGACCTCGGATCTAATCATCATCTCTGACCATGAAGACAACCAAGTCTCATAATCCGAGTAGTCTATCCCAACGTCAAAACCAACAGT